GTGTATGTTTGTTTAAATGCGTTGGTAAAAAATCCGTTACCCTCATATCCAAACCTGTTAATCTTTCTGGCAACTAAAAAAGCAATCGACCTTTGTTGTTGTGTCTTGTTCTTCCATGCCTCGTATTGTCCTTTAGAGTTTCTTGGTCTTAACTTTTTACGTTTAACCCACTCCAATATATTTTGATAAACAACCCCACCTTGTGAATTGTTTGATTTACCTCTTCCCTTATCAATCTGCTCTCCATAATCTTCGTAATTGAATTTTAAAGAGAATGCGTTTAATGTAACTGCTACATCATAATCAATAGACTTAAGGAGCTTACCTGTATCGTACCCTCGTTTGCTTCTCAGCAAATTTGCAGCAGCCACTTCAACAGTCTTTTTACCGAACTTGTTTAAGGCTTTAGATAAGTTTTCTCCTTTAAATTCCATTTATCGGTTCATCGGTGTTTCACAAGCAGAATTTTGTGCTTGCACAGTTATGTTAAATGTACCTTTCCAACCACTTAGTAAGTTCTCAAACCTATCAGTGAAAGGTTCACAAGACAAGCTCTCAGGCATCGTAATGCTTTGCGTTACTGCTGATGTACTTGAGTAGCTTCCTGTCCTAAATTCTCGATATATATCTGCTAGTATTAAGAATGTTCTATTCAATGCAAAATCTTGGTCAGAACCATCAGCATCGACTAGATCCATAACAAGCAAATCAAAAGTAAACGTGAATGTAGTCTTGTTGATTGATGCACTTGTTTCGATTAAATGCACCTTTGTAAATACGTCTTGAGTTTCTAAGTCAGCCTCAAATATATCTCCTGTTGTAAAGGTTTTAACTTGTTGGTGCTGCTCGCATATCTTCTTAAACGTATTTACTATATCGATGTAGCTTTTCATTTCTTTTTGTTTACTTTGTTCCTTTCTTTAATATAAGAGATGTATGTTAGTGTTTCGTTTATGTTGAGCTTTGTTACTGCTTCCATCTTTAAAATGTCATCGTTGCACAACATCATTAAGACGGAATACCAACCCCATCGCTTTCCAAAGTTTGCACTTGACTCGCTTTCTCCTACTCCTGTAAAGACACCATTGTGTCGCTCAAATAACCCTTCCCTAAACGATAAAAAAAAACCAAGCAACTCTGAGCAACTGATGCAGGCATCTTATTTAAGAATAAGTTTGCTCTCTCATCTATCTTTGCATCGTATTCCTCTATTAAGTATCTACCCTCGCCCTCAGTTGTAACTTTTCTGTAAAGGATTGCCATAATCATGTGCAAGTTTTTGTCTAAGTCTTTGCAAAGCATGTCAATATCCATAAACTCGCCTGTTGATATGTTCTGAATATCAGGATTAAACCCATATTTAACACCCTCTATGCTTACCAATTTGATTAGTGATGTTTCGGTATTAGTCATTGCACAAAGTTTCTTGTACATGGCTAATAAATCAAGCACCTTAATTCTATTAATATTGGAATCGTCTACCTTATCGACCAAGAGCTTGATAACTTCTTTAGCTTTCTCAACTTCATCAATCTCTAGCTTTTCAATATCAGCTAGTTTAATCATCTGCTTGAGAGTAATCTCGTTTAAGTCTTGAGGAATTATAACTTTCATACTATTAAATAGGTTTAAGTTGTTATTGTATAAAAAATGTGTATTGTGTTTACTTAATAGAATATCGACCGATGTTTGGTCTTGACTTTGTCATGATAACTGCGTACCTGATCGCATCAATAGCATGGTTGTAATTGTCAATCGGTTTGTTCAGCAGGTAACCATTCTTATCCTCCTGCCATTTGTAGCTATTAAACTCATTGATAAGGTTTGTACTCTTGCTTGTTACTTTAAGCTCGTATCGTTTAAGCAAATCAATCCCTATGTTGATGCTATCCTTTCCCTTAGATGCAGGCTTTATATTAAACCCTAGTCTATATATTTCTTCGATAGATTTAGGTTCAGCAGAATCTCCGTAAATAGCTCTTCTTCTATCAATCCCGAAATTGTGTAAAGACTTAGCAATGTCTTGGTTAGTAAGACCTCGTTCATATATCAGCTCGTTAAATATTAAAGCACCCTCATACTCGTAAACTTCTATCAATGCAGTAGGGTCATTAGTATAGCCAAAATCTAAACCTATTGCAATCTCTTTAGCATCTTCAGGAATAGTTCCAACAATCTGCACCTTGTTAAATATAATCGACTTACTAAACCCTCGCTCTCCCAATCCGTATATTTTCCAATACTCTTCATCGGTATGCTTTAGCCTTTCAATCTCGTTTACCAATTCATCAGCTAAAAATGGATTATCTAAATACGTTGATTTAATAAATGTACAATCTTCTCTGCTTAGTACCTTATCATAAATCCAATGGTGTGTATCTGAGGGATTGTAATCGATGTATATCTTCTCCTCAGTTCTAATGATTAGCTGAAAGAAATCCTCCCAAGTTAATTCGTTTGCCTCATTGCAAAACAGGAAGTTTCTTTTTGTACCTCTTTTCTTTTGTGGTTGATCAAGAGATATAAATTCAAATGTGTTACCATTTAAAGTATAGGTATGGTCTGATTTGTTGTGATGTGCTTCGTTGTACAAATCTAGGTTGCTCAGTATCTCAAAAAAGTCTTTCATGACCGAGAGCTTTAGACTAGGTAATGACTTTCTAACAATGCTAAATCTCTTGCCTGTATTTTCGAATGCTTTTACAATAAGAAGCTGACAAAGAGAGTAAGTCTTTCCAGACCTCGTACCTCCTTGATTCACTACAATTTTTGTAGGTGCGTTGTAATTACGCTCAAATACGTTACTCGTCTTTATTCTTAGACTTGACAATCTCTATCTCTATTTTGTTAATCTTCTCGCCTTGTGTAGTTACATCAATAAGCTGCCTCTCATTTAAACCTAACTGAGTTTTGGCTGCATGTATTACAACACTTGGCACTTTGTCTTTGATGCACTCGTAATATTTAGACCTTATAAAATCCTGCTCTATTGATTCAACTTCTTTTACTTGATTTGCGAACTCTTCATCCTCTTTTAACCACCTGTAATATGTTACTCTTCCAACGTCAGCAGCTTTCAATGCAGTAGTAACAATACCCAATGAACTGCTTAACGCTTTGAGCATTCGCTTTTTAGCTTCTTTTGTTCTGTTTTGTTCCATATCGTTTCATGTAATTAAGGTGTATCTTTTTTAATTCTTCCTTGTATTTTGTCTTATCTCCGTACCTTATATGGCATGGTCTGCATACTGCTTGCAGGTTCTCAATGTAATCTTTTGTCTTGCTTCCTCCCATACCTCTAGCTTCTATGTGATGAATATCATCAGCAGGAGAAAAGCATACCTCACATTGAATGTAATCGCTTACATCAAAGCCAAAGTATTCAAGGTATATTTTTAAATGTTTCGTCATATCTTAGCTCCACAACATTCGCATACATCTTTTGTAGCTTCCTGTAATTGATTGTCCTCGTATTTGTCTATGTTTATATCTAAATCGTTTGCAGTAAATCCAACCTCAAACAACACCTCTTCATCAAAGTAATTAATCAGCATGTCATCGTCAAACTTACCTCCGTTCTTGTTTAGTCTAAGGTTCAGTTTCATCTCCTCCTGCAATGGCAAATCAACCAAAGCACAAAGAACGCTCTCATGACCTAAATCTTGCAAAGCTCTAACTCTTTGATGTCCTCCAACAATTACGTTCTCTCTATCCTTGTTTATGTTCACTACAATAGGTGCAACAATACCGAACTCAGTTATTGACTTCTTTAAATCTTTAAACTGCTTTTTAGATATTGTTCTAGGATTGTACTCAGCAAACTCTAAAGTGAATAACTTTCTACTCTCAATCTTTATATGCTTCATATACTGCTTTTAAATCCTCAACTGTTTGCTTTACACAACTTGCACAACCTGTAACTTTCTTATTCATTCCAAAGATGTCATTGTATATGTTGGTCAAGTTCCTGTTTTGGTCATGCGTTACTTTATTGCCCTCTATCTCCTCAAACACTCTTTTAAGTATTGAGAGTTGGTCTTTGGTAATATCAGTTTCTCTATCCCATTTATCTATTGGGCATTTAGTAAATGCTATCCTTGCTTTTATCTGCATGAAGCAACCACACTTTTTACATTGGTTTAATGACTTTCTAAAATGCTTGCACTTATTACAAATGGCAAGTCTATCGTTCAAATTCTTTGTACTCGCTCTCAACTTCATCTTTCAGGTATTGTTTTACGTTCTTAAGTGTAGTGTATATAGATGTTGTACTTATGCCTGTATCTTTTGCTAATTTGCGTATGCTCTTTCCAGAACTAAAGTAAATCTCAAACAGGAGCTTGTCATATTCATGCAGGTTGTTCATCTTATCTTTAACAAACTGCAACTTGTTCTCGAACTCTACTAACTCCTCAATACCATCAAAGTATTGAAAGTTATTAACATCGTAGTTTTCCGTTCTTAGCTTTGTGTAGTATTTTGTTTTAAATGCTGAGTTTGTCCTTACATACTGATTCATCAAAACCCTTGCAGACCAAAAAACAAGATGTCCGTTCTCGACTATCTTTTTAATCTTCTCCTGATCGTACTCTAAAATGATAACATATAAGTCTTGCACCAAATCTTGTGCATCAACCTTATTACCTTTTGTTATCTTTTCTGCTAGCTTTAGTAACTTCGGGTAGTACTTGGCTAATTCTTGATTTAATGGCATTGTACCTAGTTTTAAACACCTCAGAAGCAATAGTAATATTGTGCAGCTTCTTTAGTGTTAGCTTTATCTTCCGTTGTGAATCGTTTGCTTTGATTCCTCTGAGTATTACTTGATTGATTATTCCTCTCATAACTTTTTAAATAAAAAAAATGGAGCTGCTAGTGTTACCTAACAACTCCACACAAAACAACTGATGACAAGACAATTATTGTTAGGAATTACAAATATAAACAATTTATTTAATACGTTCATTTTATTAACTTAAGTTGTATTAACTTCTCTAAATAGACTGCTAAATCCATTGCCTCCTCCTGTGCATGCTTTAGCCATTCCAACTCTGTTAAGTCTTTTCTATCCATAGTTGTGCCATACTTTTTCTTGCCGACTTTAGCTCTATCAAGTATCTTACTGCACACTTTGTTTTCTATACTACTCATGAGCCACAGGCTTCACAGTCTTCATCGTCTATTGAGCATGTTTCAGGTTGTTCCTTATCTTCTAAGTCTACAATCCAACTCTCCCATGTTTCTTTTGCAATCTCTTCGTTGCGTTTCTTTTCTTCTTTGCTCATTACTTTTTGTTAAATGATTCTACAATTACTGTTAATGCTATTGCAGTTGTTGCAATTATTATTACGTTTTGTACCATGTTTAATCTTCTTTAAAATAGTTATCAATCGTTTCTTTTGCATCGTCAAAACCTGTACAAACTTTAGCAAGGTAACCTCTATTGTTTAGGTTTACAATCCATGCCTTTTGAGATGGACTTGCATAGTTCCCTTTTACTTTAAGCTCTATTGCTAGACCATTAAATCCGTTCCTCGCTTCATAGATGAATAGATCTGGAAACCCTGCAACATATCCTGTCCTTTTGGCTTTGAGCCTTTGCGAATGATACTTTTGATATTGACCTCCTAAAGATGCACAATATAAAACATCGTATTCCATCTTTAAATAGGAAACAATAGCAGTTTGTAGTTTGTCCTCTGCTGCTTTCATTTTCTTTTGTCTTTTCCTCTTGGCATTTCAGGAGGAGTAAATCCAAACATCAACCAAAATGTATCAAATTTAACGTAGTTCATCGCTCCTTAATTATTTCGTAAAACTCTTTGTCTATTTTCTTAATATCCTTTTGTATCTCTTTCCAAGCCTTTGCAACTTCTTTCTCTCCTCCTATATCTTTCTTGCTGCCTGTACCTGAGTTTGCTACATGAGATGCATTAAGTTCTAGTAACTCGCTTATCCTCTTATCCATTGTCTAGTATTTTATATATTTCTTTTCTTAGGTTTTTCTTTGCTTTTTTCCATTTACCAAAATGCATTCTTAAGGCTTTCTCTCTGCACATTATTACAGGATGGAATTGTTTGCGTTTATTGTGAACAAACTTTTTCCTTGCAAATATCTCTTCCTGCACCTCTTCCCACATTTGCTCTTTGTCCTTTGTTGTTAGCACAATAAAGTTGTTAAGCTCTAGCCATTGGAATGCTTGGTTAATTCCTTGGAAAGTAATATCCTCCCCTTTGCAATGCTCCTCAAATGGTTGTATAACACAAAGCTCTAGGAACTCCTTTAGCACCTCTTCTTTGTCTATGTTCTGAGCATTTGATTCTATAAGTAATCTTTCGCCATCTTGTGACTGCTCAATCCTTAGTTTGTTTGTTTTCATCTTTTGTTTGTTTAGCCAATTATACCAAGTCCTAGGATTGATTGCAAGCTGCTCTCCTTCTCTCACTCCTTTGTGAAATGCTTGAATAACATCGTCAGTAGTTAATCTAAAAAACTTATCGTTTAAATCGTTCATTAAAATGTTAGCCAATACTTTCCTGTCTGACTCTGCTTTGTTTTGGCTCATTTCAAACAATGCTTTGTTTAAAGTTTTAAAGCAAAAGTCTAATAATTGTTCTGTCGGTTGTTTTCCTATTTCCATTTTGCTAATCTAGTAAATTTTTATTTGTCATCAAATCTCCAAAGTATTCCTCGCTTAATCCTTTTTTCTTTGGCTTGGCATTTCTTACCCATCTATTTGCTGCGAGTTTCCACTTTTTCATTGCGTTTCTGCCTACTTTCCAACCATTGCTTTCGTAATACTCATAGAAATTAATTGCCTCGCTTAAATCAAAGTTTTTTAATTTAAAATAATCTTCAACGATTGAGAGAGAAGATGGTTTACCATCTCTATTATTTCTTGTAGTATTAATACTTGTAGTATTATCCTTTAACTTTTCTTTAATAGGGGTAGGCAACATTTCTTCAATACCCCCTTTAACTTTTCTTATAGGGGTATTTAACTTTTCTTTAATAGGGTTAACTGATATAATTCGCTTATCAATCTGCTTAGTTCCAGAAGTGTAAAGCATCTGCACATAAATGTATTTCTTATCAGCTAATTGTTTTATCCATTTAGAGATTGATGTGTTTGACACCTTGTAAAGTTCTGCAAAGTATCCATTACTTGCCCAACATTTACCTTTTTTATTAGATAATGCAGTAATTTCTGAGTACAGGAGCTTGGCATTCGGTGTTAAGTCTTTGTCATACCTAACCGATGCAGTCAATATCGAGTAATAATTTGGTTGTTCCATAGTTTTGTTTTGTCAAAGGTAAAAAAAAAGGAGCATTACGCTCCTCTTAATTAAAATGGCAATGAATCATCTGCTGATGATGTAGATTCGACAGGCTCAAAACCCT